AGAAAAAATATATGCTTGCATATCATATCCATAAACATCCATATTGTATTGCCAAGAATCTATGTCTGATGTTGTTTTTAAATCTACAATGGTATCACCTTGTATACAGTCTGCTTTTGCTCTAAAAGGGATGCCTTGCACATAATCAATGCCTGGTAATTCGTATTGTCCACCATCAAACAGTGTTTTGGCAAGTGGATTGTTATAAACAGCATCTACAATATTTTCTGCCCACGTCTTTTCTTTTGTAAGCATTATCTCTTTGTTTTTAAATTTAGGATTGTTTACTGCTTGTTTGTACTCTTTGTTGCGTCTTGTATATACGTCAACAAAATGGTAGTAATCGTTTAGTTTGTTGTTCTCTAAAAGTGTAACGTGAATTAGTCTTCCGTCTCTTAGTGGTTTTAAGTTTTTGTCTAAAGGTTTGTTGTTTCCTAAATAAGATTCTACACCTTCTAATAATTTTTTACAAGATGAAGAAGAAAGACTTGCTGTGTTTAAGTAACCATAGTAGAACGAGTTGTCTTGCATCCGACTCAAAAGGTCGTCTACAATCCAATCCGTACCATCCAATAGTTTAATCTCTTTCACCTTCTTCTTTCTTGTATCTATTTTGTAGTTTGGTTATTTCCTTTCTGTAGTGTTCTACAAGCAAATCATTTCTTTTAAGATATGCTTCTTCAAGTCTATCAACTAAATAAGTGTATGCCTTAAGAAAAACAAACTTATCCATCTTTTTTCTCTTTTTCTAATTCTTTTTGTAGGTGTGCCAAAGCTCTCCAAGCAACTTTTGCTGAGTGTCTTATGTTGTCATCATCAATTTTACCTGCTTCAAGTAAGTGTCGCATAAGTGCATCAAGCTCATCACCAGACTTGCTTCTGTCCCAATGCAATGGTTTGCCTGGATTGTGTTGCTCGTTTCCTACGTAAGATACTTTTGCTAGCTCTTTTATGGCATCAGGGAAATATTTTATAACACCTGAATAGACAGGTATTTTTTTTCTGTCTTCATTTTCTTCAAAGAACTCATCCATATAATATGCGAATGTATCGCTTTGATTCCATTTCATAGTTTTTCCGATTGTTTTATGTCTATGTAAGATACTTCTTTTTCTACTCTACTCCTAACAGAAAATTTAGTAGTTGCAGGATTTCTGTTATTGATTTCCCAATCGACTGTAGTGTATAATAAATTAAATAAGAATATACCACTTGGAGTACTACACACATAAATAGGAGTGTCGTTATGATCTTTGCAAGTTTGTAAGATTGCATCGTATTTTTTCTTTTCGATAAGTAACGTATCATAATGTTTGGTTCTGCATTTAAGTTCAATTCTATGTTTTTCTGATGGTGAGTAACAATCCCATCTGCTCATTTGTCGTCTTGCTTTCACTAGATCAGGATACCTATTGTGTTTAAGAAAGTCGTATAAATGTTGCTCTTTACTTATAAGTCTCATACAGTGCTTTTATAGGTTTTAGTATACCACTAACAAAACAAGAGCTACAGCTAGTAGATGTTTTCTTTGCTTTAAATACTCTGTTATAGATATTAGTCATTTTTCTTACTTCCCAAGCTCTTAGTGTTTGCTTGTTGGTATCAATAATTTCTTTTACAAAAACATACTCATCTTCTGTAAAACATTCTGGTGCGTTGTAGCTAAATTTTTTATTTAGTATTTCTTTACGCTCGTCACAACCGCAATCTTCTCCAGCCAAAAACTTTACTGCTCTTTTAATTCCTGTAGCGGTAGTTATCTTCTCTACAGTATCGCCAAGTCCTTTGGAAGACTTGTCGTACTTTGCTTTCCATTGTTTGTATGCTTTGGTTCTTTTATCTTTTGGTGGTTTCATATTCTATCATAATCTTCATTGAAAAAATCTTCTATGTCTTCTTTAAATTTTTGTTCAATAATTCTTCTGTAGTTTTTGCAAGAGTTATATATACTCGTAAGTGAAATCTTTGTATCCTTAGCAATATCCCTAAGAGACTTATTAGAATAATAGTATAGTTTGAATAGTTTTTGATCGTACCAGTGCCAGGTAGATACTTCGTTGTCAATGGAGTTATAAATTCTTTCATAAGCGATCTCCATAGCTTCATTGTGTCTATCTTGTTCTGGGTCTTGTATAAAAGAATTGAGTAGAAATCCATCTTCTCTGTCTGTGAAATTTTTAGGATTTTCTTCACGCTCTTTTCTTTTATAATCGTAAAACAGATTGCGTAGAGTGATATATACAAAGTAAGGATTGATTTCGCCATTTTTTAGTATTTTTTCTGGTTTGTCTACATATTTATTTAATCTAAGATACATTTCTTGAACAAGGTCATCTGCAAGAAAATTATTTTTACAAATACTTCTTGCCATATTTATCCATTCTTTATGTCTTTTTGTTAATATCTCCAGCATAATAAAAAATAGTTATACCAAAAACAAGTAACAAAATTTGAACTACAATATATTTTTCTTGGTCTTCAAAAGCATCTTGTAAATAATCGTCTTTAAGGTTTACACCAATGACAATGCCATATATTGGAAAAAAGGTTATTCCAAACATAGTTAAGTTGTTTTACTTAATATAGCAATTTAATTTCTATGCTTGGCTTTATGCCATAAGTTTTTTTCAACGACCTTACTTCCACTATGTTTTGGTCTTGTTCAAACACAATTCCTTCTAGTGCATCTATAAATGCTTTGTTAAGATTGTCAAGTAAATCTGGTTTTGTGGTTTTTTGTGGATTGCTTAGTCGTTTCTTTTTAGACATTGATACAGGATAAGCAAAACAATAATGTAAATATTCTATAACAATGGGTGTTCCTGCTTTTATTATTTCAAAGTCATTTGGTAATTGTGTAGACAATTCCCAAGCTATGTCTTTTTTAAAGTCTAATACTTTTTTTGGTGTGTAGGATATTCCGTTTCTACCCATTCTAAAAGATTGGTGTGGTGTTGGTATTACATCAAAACGGAGTGTCAATTCTGAGTATGTCATCTATTTTATTAATTATATGTGGTGTTCCAAAATTATCTACTTCAAAGCTAAAGTCTTCAAATGGATATGACCTACTGCGTTTACATATAACATCTACAATGTCTTGATTGTCTTCTCTTACTGTAAGTTGTATTTGTGTTTCTGTTTTCTTTTCTAGAAACGAACCCAAGTGTCCTGTAGGTTTGACACTATTGAAATTACTATGTATTACAACCATAATATGTATGTTATATTCTTCTGTCCAACGCATAACATCTTGAACAATAGCAGCCGATTCTTTTATATCGTTTACATCAACGACAAGATCTGCTATACCATCTATAATTACAAAACCAATTTCATCTTGATATTTTTCCAAATACCACTCAATAAACTTAGTTCTTTGTATTGATGACAATGTCCTTAAAGACATTGTATCATAACAATCTCCTGTATACTCGGCTATATCTATAACTCTTTTAAATACTTTTTGTGCGTGATATGTGCCTTGTTCAGTGTCAAAATGTACAAGTTTTTTATTGTTTCTATGTCCTAATATGTCGCCTGTATACTTTGTTTTATCAGCAAGATAAGCACCTGCTATCATAGATATAAAGAATGTTTTTTTGCTTTTGGGTGGTGCTTGTACAAAGCTGAAGTTACCATAAGTACCTATTGCATTATGATATGTATTGTCTTTTGTATTGTAAGTACCATAGCTAATGGCTACAGGTGGATATTCTATTTCATCGTTTGGGTCAATGGTAAGTTGACTCCGTAGGTCTTCATATTTTTCGTCTAATGTCATCTCTTATAAATTTAGTAAAAAAAAGGGCGGCTTTTACACCGCCCTTCAAACAAACAAAAGAGACAACACTAGAACTCTAAATCAGAGCCTAGAGTTTCGGCAGTAACAGGTTCTTCCAAAGACTTTGCTGTTACAATTTTATTATCTGTCCAAATTACTTTACCGTTTCCGCAGTAATCTTTTTTAGCTTTGCTTTCTCTTTCTTCTTTTGTTTGTGAATAGAAAACTTTAGCGTTATATCCGAATTGTGCCAACTCATCTTGAGTTGAAACAATTAAATTTAAGTATTGACCTTTTGCAAGTTTTTCTTTTTTAATCTTTTTAAGGTCTATTGATATTTCAGTTAATGCTGCCATATTATTTATTTTGAAGTTAATTTAATTTTAACGGCATCAGAAATAAAATATTTCTGTTGCACTTTTTCTAAGTCTCCCCCATTTTTTAAATAAGTAATTATCTTATCTAATTCTTTAGAGTTTGCTTTTAGTATCGGCTTATTGATATTCAATGTCTTGCCGTGATTATTCGTAGCATCTGCATCTTTGGTGTCGTCAATTAAGAATAAACCATTGAGTGCATATTTACGTGCATAAGAAGAAGAAGAACCAAATGATTGAGATATGTCCATACCTTTTCTGTTGGGATCTACTCCAGCTTGAGCAGACACACTTACAGAATCTTTGCCGTTTGTAATCGTAGCTGTTGCCTGGATATACGGAATATTTTCATCTACAAATGTATCTGTTATCGTAAGAACAAGTTCGTGTTCTTGAAGAAGTGGCTTAACAGCTTCTAAGATGTCTTCGCAACTTCTGTAGTTGTATTTACCAAAATTATTTCTTTGGTTTTTAGGTGCTTTCAATCTCCCTTGAATAGCTACCAGTTTGTTTGTTAGTGTTGACATACTGCAAATATATAAATTAAATTTGATTCATATATTGTTCCGCTTGTAAATCTATTGTGAGCTTTTCGATTTCGTTGTCTTTTTCATAAGATTCTATTCTTAGTTTCTTATTGTTAAATTTTATTTCTCTAAGCTCTATGTGTAGTCCAGCTACATAAATAGCAATCTCACTCAATGATTTCACGACCTGTGGGTCGTGGTCTTTTAGTGTGTTGGCTATTAAATCAAAATTGTTGTAAAAGTTTATTTCTTGTGTTGCATCCATATTTTAAATTTTATTCAGCTAATATATATAAAAATTATTATATACAAATTTATTTGTATGTAATAATATATATAACATAAAATATAATATCTTATATAATATATAATATAATATCTAATATAATATAAAATATAATATAAATATAATATTGAATATAATATACAACAGACGTGTTAAAACGTCTGTTATATTTGTCCACGTCTGCCTAAAAGACCTTTTTCACCCTGCATTGCAAATTCAAATATTGCATCTGCTTTCATATCGTCATTATCTACATACAAATATTTTTGATGTATACCTATGCGTGTAAAGCCTGCTTCCAGCAAGGCTGCTATGATTCGGTATCTTTTATAAGAGTTTACACATAAAATTACTGCTGCTCTGCCAATTAGGTGTGACGAGTTTTCAAGCTCGTGGGTTCGGTGTCTACATCCATAAGATATATCT